CTCGAGCGCAGCACCGTCACTCAATGCTTTTGTAATGCGGGCTACCTCTATCGAGGCGGCGGCTTTGATGTTGGCGATCTGGATCTGCGTCTGCTGCTCCCGGTCGTGCTTGACGTTATCGAGCAAGAGCTGTTGCTTGGTCTTTTCCACGTCCGCTTGGGCGTTGACCATGTTCTTGTGCTGCTGGACCTGCATGTCGGCATTGGCTCTGGCCTGCTCGATCTGCTGATCGGCGCTCGCTTTGACCTGAGCAAGCTGCTGGTCCGATTGCGCCTTCTGAGCGGCAATCTGCTGTGCAGCTTGGGCTTTGACTTCTTCCGCCTGGACCATCGGGTCTTTCTGTGGCGGCGGTTGTTGCGGCTTGCCATCTGGCCCCATCGGCGGAGGCTTGATGAATCGATCAGGGACTTTGTAGCCCGCGGCCTTCCACATCTCGGTGCCGAAGTTGTAAGCCTCCGTAGGACCGGCAAGGCCCATCTGCATGGACTGCTGGAAGAATGGGGCCATCGCCATCAGCTTTTGCGTCTGCTGCTCAGGTGTTCCAGTACCAATACCAACGCTGATACTGAAATCGGTGCGCTTCTTCCACTGCCGGGGATCTACCGTGATCCACTTACCCTTGAGCTTGAGCGTCAGGGCTTTCGTGCAATGCTTTGAAGCAAGGGCATGAACAATGAGGAACAGGTCTTTAAACCCGCTCGCCAAGGTCCTTGCGATGAGCTCGATGCGCTGGTTTGCAGCAGACTGAATCGCCTGAACGCCCGTAGCTGTCTTGTTCAGCGTGTTCGCATCCAAGCCAGCGGAATAGCGAGTAACGCCAGTTCTTCCCTCTTTCTGGCTCTCCATGTATTCCAGGCCGTTCAATGCGGACTGGCTGGAGTCAGGAGTAACAATCGGGGCCATGCATTCGTTCGGGTTGCCGTCGAAGCGGACAACCTGACCCGGACGAGAAACGAGCAAGTCGTCCAGGTTCACTACCCGGTTGATATCTACCCCGACCTTGCCCGAGGTCTGCAGATACAGCCCATCCAGGAACTGCCGCTGCAGGACGGTCTTTACGATCCCGATATCAGCAACGAGGTCGTAGACGCTCGTCCCGATGTGGCTGTGCGGATAGACGAGCGGCGAGAATGCGGCGAAAGGAATCGCGTTGGGCCGTTCTTTCAGCGCGAGTCGGGTAGAGCCTGATACTCGAGCAAGCCGCCAGAGCTGCGGCGTTCCCTTGCCCTCGAGGTCCGCACGAAAGTAAGCATCGCGGAAGGTAACGATCTTGCGCGTTGGATCAGACGAATTGTCGTCCCGCGTCCACGTAGGGTCTTTGCTGAAGCGGTCTCGACTCGAAGATTCCAGGCTATTTTCGTCATAGCCAGGCTCATCGTCCTTGATGTCAAAACCCTCGGAACGAAGCTGACCAATGGTGACGTTCCTGCGCCACTCCACAAAGTCACAGTCAATCAGGCTGGTCCATCGGTGCCGGCGCGAGACAATCAGCTCGTCCGGTGGGATGGATTCGACCTGCACAAACTCGTCAGCCCGCTTCATTTCGACTTTGATGTCGTGAAGCGTTGGGATCTGCTGCGGCATGCCCATCTGGTCCGGCTGCGGGGCCGTGACGTAGCTGGGGTCCTGATACTCGGTGTGCTCGATGACCGTAACTTCCGGGTCCTGCATGAGCATCGCGGCTTCTTCGTCCGTCTGCCCGATATAGGTCTCGACCGATGTATCGGTCTTCTTCTGCCAAAGACCAACCATGTAGCCGTTCTTCAACAGCAACGCGTCTCTCAGCGTCGCGTTGATCTGGCTGAATAGGTCGTTCTTGTTTTCCAGCATCCAGTTAACGACTTGCGTTTCCTGGTCTGCCGCGTCTTCGTCTTCCGGCCCTATCGGCTCGAACTTCCCGATCTCATCGCCGCCGAGATAGATCCTGACCAAGCTGGGCACAATCCATTCGATCGTGTCCATGACCGACTTATCGACTACTTGTGAGCGTCCTTCTACTTCATTGCCAAGCGGAGCGCCGCGGTATCTATCGAGCGCGTCGGCCCTCTCTTTAGCAAGCTCTCCTGACGTGGTATCGAGGGCTAAGGCTTCTTCGGCCTCAAGCGCTGCGATGATTTCCTCGTCAGTCCATTTCAAACGATGTACCTATTCTCGTATTTGATGGGTTTAACCATGTCGGGGCGCAAAGCCTTCCTAGCCCCCTCACAGGCATACCGGAGAGCGTCTATGCAGTGGTTGTGCTTGTCCTCCAACGCGGGCAATACCTTGCCGGTCAGCGGATCGGTCTTGTACTTGTAAAGCGTCAGCTCATCGATCAGGTGCGTACACCTGGGATGCACGATGATGTCGAAGGACTGCAGGAAGGAAACGCCTTCCTCTATCGACCTTGCCCCCTTGATCGCCGGATTGATCTTGGGATAACCATGCTTCCGCATGTGACTGATCGTTTCCGGCCTTGCCGAATCGGCCGTGATGAACCACTTGCGGCTTTCAGGAACGCGATCGAACAACTCGGGCAAGTTAACGATCTCGCAGCCGATCATGTATGCCTCGTAATCGACATACAGGCGCTTGCCATCGATGCTCGAACGAATCAGGACGCTAGGGTCTATCGCATAACCCCAGTCTGCCCCAAGCCTGTGAATCGTTCCGGGAGGCCTTTCAAACTCCTCCACCGTCCAGTTCTTGAAGACCCGCGCTTCGGAATGGCTCTCGTACTCACCGAGCCATACGTGCGCATACTTCTCCGGGTCCCGCGAGCGGTCGTACTCCATTTCCTTGCGGAGCACGTCAGGGAACCATGGGTTATCCTCGTAGCTCACCTTGACCACGGCAGCGTCAGGCGGCGGTGTCTCGCCCCTGAGCAGTTGGTCGATCGGATCTGAGCTGTACCTAGGATTCCAGCTAAACCAAAGCTGGGAATCGGGCTTACGAATCGTCGGTCTTAGAAGGTCCAGGCTTCGCTGGCTAAGGCTTTGGGCTTCTTCGGCCCAAGCCCTGTCATAACCCTCGAGCGACTTGATGCTGTCCGCGTTGTGGTTCTGCATTCCCTCGAAGATGATGGTTCCACCACGCTTCGAGAGAATCCGCCTGTCCTGAACGTCGAAGTAACTGCCGGCGTTGTAGTCGGTGATCTTTGTTTCTAGGAGCTTCTTGACCGACTGACCAAGCGTTCTTTGGATCTCGCGGATGCAGACTATATCGAGGGGCCTTGCTACCGACTCCTCGATCACCATCCCGGCGAAGAAATGGGACTTTGCCGAACCTCTACCGCCGTATGCGCCTTTGTATCTACTGTCCGCTAGGAGCGGGACAAACGCCCTAGGTGTTGCTATTTCTAGGATCGACAATGGTGCGCTGGATCATCTGGAAGGCTTCGCCGTCCTTGTTGCCAAGGTCCAGCGACTGCGCGGGCTTGCCGTCTGTCCTGTCGCCCAATTCCTTCATGGCTTGAAGGTCGCCATCCTCGGCCATCGCCAAGAGCTTTTCTGCGATGCGGCGCAATCTTTCAGGGTCGCCCTGGGCGATGGCGCGGCGGATTGTATTCCCCCACAACCTATTCTCGGCTTTGGAGTTTGTGTTCCCTTCCGGTGCAGCCATGGTCCTTTTCGTGACTCCCGCAGTCGGGTTGGTCGTAGTCGGATTGATCGATGCAAATCATTGCGTTACAGGTAGGACAGTCTTTCGGATGGTTCAGCCACCTATCGCGGCCAAATTCCAGCCAATCCTTGACCATCTGAGCCCTGTTGGGATCGTCCAGCCAGGGCCTTGATTCGCTCATATGTCCCTGCGATAGCCGAAGACGAAAGGACCCCAGAGGAATGCAAACCCCTCATGGGTCCGCAAGAACTTTGGAAGCAGCCTGAAGTGTCGATGCCAGGAAAGGCTGAGCTGCTTCACTCAAGAATCCCCGTTCGGGGAGTCGCCCGGTTTCGCTTCCGTGGCAGCGGCTCTACGTTTCTTCAGGGCGAGCGGTCCCGCACTCTTTGTAAACCAATTCATCCGTCGGTGCTCGTGTCTTTTGGGGTTTTAACCCTTTTCTGATTCCAAGGGCGCAGCAGAGCTTTCTGATGCGATCCCATGAGTATCCGAGCTGCTTGGCGATCTCTTTGTGTCCTAATTGCCGAATGCCGCGCAGTTCGACTAACTTTGCTGCCAGCTCGTCCTTCGGAATCCGCCATGGTCTGCCCGCGCGATTCACGCGAAGCGCCCTATGATGACTAACGCAGCCTCCAGCCTCTCTCTGA